GTCCTTTTACTAAATTAAAAATAGCCGCCATTCATAACGACATCGGTGAACCTGTCCTGACTCCAATCGTGGATAAAAGCCTCATCCGTGTCCTCATGGAATATCACTGTCTGCCAGCCGTATATGTTGTCCCTGTACACCTTCAATTCATATGTTGATGGCTGAAACCAGAGCTTCCCGATTATGGCTGTAGGCTCTGTCTCGGAGACACGCACCAGCGCACTTCCATCAACCACCGCCTGCATATTGTTGGAGACAGCCTGAACATGAGCCATGTTGTCGGAGACTGTTGTTACATTGGGGTGCGTAGCCCAATACTGAGTTTGATTCTTGTACGTGTATGTCTGGCTACGGGCCGCAAAGCAGTCAGATCGTGCCTGTTCAGCGGCACTACGGTGGATCTGTATCTGTGAGACATCAATCGACTTGACCAATTTCCCTGACGCAATGTCTGCACCCATATCACCAGAGGTGTGATCTGCCATCACTGTATAGAGATCATCAAGAGACTCTGGACGAATATCTCGTACCACATCATTCTTGAGGTAATCGACCCCTGTTACCCAGTCATCCCGCCACTGGAAGGCAGACTGAATAAGTACCAGATTTCCATCCGCATCAAACCCAATCTCTTTACCGGCGCGATTAGGGCCAGTCTCTGTAATCTGTTGATTGCCAGATCCGGCAGGCAACTTGATTGCAACATCAGTAACCGCCTCAACCTTGTCAAAAGCGGTTGTTACTGCATCAATGCGGTCATTTACATCACCCGCGCGGGCAATACTGCCGACAACAAGTGCAGACAAGGGGATATGAAAACCATTGCTCATCGTGTTATTCCCCTTAATGAGTAGTTAAGCTGAACCCCCTGAAGGGTGAATGATTTATCTGTGCTACTGTCGTGACGGATGAGGAGAGACATATTCCTACCCGATCCATCAAGATGCCCCTCAATACGGGAGACAACCTGTGCCGACCAGATAAAACCTCCCCAGTTGTCTACATCCCAAAAGCCGCCACCGCCCTGTACGTTCTGATCCTGCTCAATCAGTTGAATCTCACCAGAACCATGCTCTCCATACTCAAGATCCATCGAGTAGTGGATAGATGCCTGCTCAGCCGCATTCACATCAATCACTACCTTGCGATAACGCTTCTTACGGTGTGGAGTTCCCAGATGGGTAAAGGGCAGTCGCAGGAGGGAGTGGATAGGCTGACCATTAAATGATGTGCCTGTGTCCATCTGCATCACAAAACCATCTGCTGTACCGAAGTAAACGCCATCATCAGAGCTAACGGCGCAGCTAGGAGTGTGTAGCAATGAGAACGTAGTGAAGCCAACAATCTGACGATTGACAAAGGCACCAACCAATACAGTCTTGTCATCAAACATGATGCGGTACTGGCTCTTCTCAGGAATCGATATTGCAGCCACCGCCGAACCCAATCTGCTGTCCAGATAAGGCTTCACCATCCGTGAGAGGTTAGATGTCTCGAAGTCGCCAAATGTCTGCACCGCCTGTAGGTTGGTTACACCAGCATCGTTCAGGAAGTAGATGTCGTTATCCATCGGAACAACTGTCCCATCTCCAGCACCACCCTTGTTGGAGATTAGACGCAGATCCCAATCAGCAGCAGAGGTGCCATAGAGCGCATTGACCCGATCATCTGAGAAGATACTCAGCACGTTACCCTGTACCGACTCCATCCCTGTGATCTCAGCACCAACACCAAGCTCGGCTGCGCCGCCTGCCAGTGTCCAGTTAATAGGATCTCCAACAGCAGAGTGCTGCACTGAACCTCCTTCAAAAGCGAGGAACAGATGGTTCTTGTGAGCCGCTATGTGTCGAGGTGTATCAACCGCCATCCCAGTGGCGATCTGAACAAAGCCTGTTCCATCAAACTCAAAAGCTGGATTAACTCCATCACAGCCGTACATCTTCTTGGAGGCAGAACTACCCGTAAAGGCGAAGTTTACAAACTGATACTTGCCCCCAGCGGCTAGTGGTGTTGGTGTGGTTACAGCCACCCACCCGGTGGCAGTTGTCTTGTGCATCACACAGGCAGAGGCATCTGTGTTGTCTCGAAAGGCGTACACAGTCCCGCCGTATGTCCATACACCCCTTACAGGGCCAGAACCCGGAACCTCAACAGGAGTAGTCGAGCCATCATAGGCTAGATAACCATCCATACGACGGTATCCACCAGATAGTTCAGGCTCATAGTTCTGAGCTAGAAGCGCGGCTCCGGGGCTTTTGGATAGCTCGGGTGATACCAGATCCAATCCACCGCCTAGAGGCCATGTTTTGGTCTTTACAGTCACGCAAGTGGCCTCGCAGAAATCTGGATCTGGGGCAGACTATGTTTAACTAATTCTGCCATCCTGCTATTCAGGTTAAATACAGCGTCTTGATACAGCTCAGGTGCATCCTCATGTGCGGCGTAATACATTATCGCCTGATAGAGGATAGCGTCATGGAACTGTACAGGCATTGCAGGAACATCTGCATTGTCTGACAACGCTACAGACGCTCGGTAATAGTCAAAATCAATCGTACAGGACTCTTCAGGAAGAGCATTCAGACGAATAGTATCGTCCGGCATGATGGTAAATTGGGAAGGCTTCCCCGAATTTACACTCCCTCTCCCTTGTGTCCCTGTAGACCAAGTAGCCCAATCAACATATTGAAGGCTCCCTTGATCACTCAACCCCTCAGATGTTGTGTAGATCCGAAAGGAGTCCGTGATGAACGTACCCAACGCAGGGTCAAGTTGCATATAGTCAACGGTGTCATAGTCCCTTTGGCCCACTGTTGTCGTAAATGACGTAGTAGCCCAGAGGAAGTCCCACTCCTGTTGATTCTGGATCTCCGTCCATGCGCGAGCGATCCAGTCAACGACCTTCTTCTTGATGCCAGTCTGATTGGTTACAGCCGCAGGGCCATCGCCAGCGATGCCTGCCTCCTGTACCAGTCGTTGGGATAGCTCTAGGTAATTCATTCACTAAATTCTGCTGTAGGGGAATCGATGAATTTCACGATCCACCTCATTGCCATCACTATCACGTTCAGTCTTGGTGATTACGGCATTATCAATGGCGTGTATCACCTCTGTGGGCAGATCCACATCCTGCTCTCGCTGAATCTGGTACCCACGCCCGTTCACACCGGCAAAAATAGCATCTGTGCCACCGGGGACCCCCTCTTGGTTATGAAAACGAACCTTGATCCGGTCAGATTTTGCCTTGCGACTACGGGTTTTAGTGGCTGGCTTCTCATCAACTACGGGATTGGTTTCTTCACTCATCTACTTTTCTCCAAACAAAAACCCCCACCCCTATTAAGGGATGAGGGTCTGGTTAGACTCGTTATCGAGTCGATTTAACTACAGCTCAGATACGGAACACTCAATTCTCTGCATGAATGCATCATTGAGGATTACGGTTGTACTGTAGCTCTTCCATGAGACATGACCACGCTGTGCCAGAGGATCTGAATCGCTAGGCTTAGGGTTCACCACCGCTGGAGTAACGCCGGACTTGCCCTTCAAAGGAACCAGTCCGTAGGCATCACGGGCAATGATAATCACCGGATAGACATCTGCCTTGGTGCCAGAGGTCGATACCATCGATCCTGCGGTACCGCCTGCATCAGCCCACGGGGTCAGGACTGTAGAGGTGACAAAACGGACACTCTCTACCTTTCCAATCTCGGACTCGAATGGGGTCATAGTGCCGTAGTTCTCGGCAGAGACGAAACCCGGTAGACCACGAAGATCAGCCTCCAGATCCGGATGACAGATCGCCACAAATGCTGGTGCGATCGCCTGGGTTCCATAGGATGGGGTCGACTTCACTACACTGGTGATCACCCGGGCGTTCTGGTTCTTCAGTGAACGGGTTGCCCTGCGGATCGCATTCAAGGTGATTGCAGAGTTAACTGCGTTACGGGCTGCGCCATTGGAGTAGGAGACATTGGTCCCCGCCTTGATCACATTGAATCGTAGCGTCTCCAGAGTGTTGGCTGCCTGCTCCCCCATAATGGAGACAGTCTCTTTAAGCACTGGGTCCTCATGGGTGTCCTGAATCACATCGGTGATGGTCACCAGATCACCATACTGATCAATCGTTGCCGAAACATCGGTACTTGTGAGCTGCTTGGCTGTTGGGGTTACACCCTCGGTCAATGGTGTTGTTGCATTGGCCAGTGAGTTATAACGACGAAACTTGATGGTCTTAGAAGACTTTCTCGGCAACGGTTTTGCCTGTCCAAACTTCTCGATTACAAGATGGGGTGTTGCTCGCTCAAGCAACTCGGTTGCCGCATACGCAGCGGTACGTGGTGATATATCACCATAGTTGGTATTAGCCATTGGGTATTCTCCTTAATCAGACTATCTACTTACACGCTCTTTTTGACGCACAAAGTGGTCAAAGGCTGAATCAAAATCATCTGGCATTCCTCCAGTGGCTCCTGGTGTGGGGCGACTCTTGATTCCTTGTGACTCTTTCAGCTTCTTCTCACGTTGCGCCTGAATCTCAGCCACTTTCGGGTCTGCTGCTGCAAGCTCCCTATTAGGCTGAGGCTTGGAGTGCTCGTATGTATCCAGCAAGAAGGAGGCATCTCTGGCGTCCTCGGATTCCATGAACTTCTGCACTGCCGTGGGTTGGGCAGAGAGCCATTGGGTAAACGGCTCACTTCTCACAATCTCCTGCCAATCAGGATAAGCGGCATCTAGTGCGGCTACCTGTGACTGAAGAAATCTCTCTCGCTCGGCATTTTGTAGTGGCTGGACAACTTGCCCAATCTGCCCCTCCACTGTATGACTCACGGATTGCTCCATCGTCGTCATCCGGGCGTTGATTGCCTTGGCAATCTCCGGGTACTCCTCCTCAAAATTACTCCACTGCTCCGGCGTTACATCCGTATTCGCGGGAGGTGGTTCAGTAGGTTT